ATTAATTCACTTCTTGTATGTTGTTTTGATTTGTGTTATCATTTTAGTATCATCTGCAATGAATGTTATTGAAGATGAAATGCGAGTTGAATTAGCTTGTAAAAATTTTATTTTAGATTTACATAGGAATAATATATGAATTATATATACGAAAGGATGATGGCTGAAGGAGAAACAGCTATCTTTGATAGGGATGAACTAAAAAAGTTTGAAGATTATGTAGCTAAAAACTACACAGAATTTTATGAAGGCAAAGCAGGATATGAAATAGAAAAGAAAGGAGAACAATTCCTCGTAACTTTATTTAAAAATCCTGTTATAACAATGGAAGATATTTTGCTTGACATTAGAGATTAATCAGTGTATAATGCACTCATTAAAACGCCAAACCGAAGGAGGATTATATGGCAGTATTAGAAGGAAAAGCCTATTGGGCATCAGTAACAACACCAAACACTACGTTTGAGCCTGTGTATACAGTTGACTTAGTCGTGGAAGATGATGTTGCTAATGACTTTCAAGCTCGTGGCTTTAAAGTAAAAGACTTGTCCATTAAGGATGAGAGTGGAGGTTCTACGCCTATTGGTAGAGCTATAACTATTAAACGAAAAGTTAATGGACCGAATGGTATGGTGAGAAATGCACCTAAACTTTTTGATAAAAATAAAGAACCATTAGATACGATTGTTGGTAATGGCTCGACTGTTAAAGTACAGTATAACGAGTGGGAAACCGACAATAAATATGGTAACTTTAAAGGCTTGGATTTTCAAGCCATGCAGGTACTTGATTTAGTATCTTTAAAATCACAAGATGGTTCTGAACTAGACCCATTTGGTGATGGAGAAGAATTCTAATGATAATTACTATTAACAACGATGATGGGACTACAAACTTTAATGTAAATAATATTAGTGATGAAGCTGTGAAGCAAGAAGCTACAGTTATAGTACAGAAAGTAGGTAATCTGCAAGTTGTAATCGAGGCATTGGACTTTGCAAGTCGTACTCATAGAGCTAACTTAGAAGAGTTACTCAAAGGCAGAGACGAAGCTATCGTTGAGCCTCAAGCCGATGTTGTCAAAAAAGATTCAGACGAATCCTAATTGATACATCTATCTCCAACAAAGCCTCTCTATTTTAGGGAGGCTTTTCTTTTTAACAGGAATTAATTATGAATCAAAGTAAATTTGTAAAATATCATATGCCTTGCCCATCATGTAAAAGTACTGATGCGTGTTCAATAAACGAGGATGGTTCAGCTAAATGTTTTAGTTGTGATTCTTTTTTTCCAAAATATAAAACAGGAGTAATGCCTATGAAAGATTTCCAAAGACAAATACAAACACCTAAAGTTTTAAATGCTCATGGTGGTACGTTTTCAAAGCTTTCTGATAGAGGTATAAGTAAAGAAACAGCACAAAAATTTGGTGTTAAAGTTGTGTATGATAGTAATGGTCAGTTGGCTCAACATTTATATCCTTTTTACATTAATCATGAACAATGTGCTACAAAAACTAGATTTATAAGAGATAAACGTTTCTCTTTCGAGGGTACAATTCAAGGTTCAGGATTATTTGGTCAAAATTTATTTAAAGAAGGTGGCAAATATCTAACCATTACAGAAGGAGAATGTGATGCTATGGCTGCTTATGAATTACTAGGTAGCAAATGGGCAGTTGTTTCAATTAAACGTGGTGCTGCTTCAGCAGTCACCGATATCAAAGAAAGTATTGAGTACGTAGAAAGTTTTGACAATATTGTTATATGTTTTGACAAAGACAAAGCAGGAGAGGAAGCTGCTAAAAAAGTAGCAACAATTCTTAAGCCCGGAAAAGCAAAGATTGTTACGCTTCCCAATGGATATAAAGACCCAAATGATATGCTTAAAAATGGAAAGCACCAAGAGTTTACTAAAGCTTGGTGGGATGCACAGGTTTATACCCCTAGTGGAATTATCAGGGTTGCAGATAAACAAAAAGAATTTTTAAATCGAGAGCAAAAACAAAGTGTTCCTTATCCTTGGGAAGGTCTAAACAAAAAACTTCTTGGTTTAAGGGCAGGAGAACTTGTAACTCTTACAGGTGGAACAGGACTAGGAAAGTCTAGTGTTACTCGTGAGCTTGAACATTGGCTAATAAAAGAAACAAATGATAATGTTGGTGTCATTGCTTTGGAAGAAGATTGGAAGCGTACTGTAGATGGTATACTTTCAATTGAGGCTAACGATAAACTTTATATTGATAATATTCGTAATGGCTATACCGAAGACCAATTAACAAATATGTTTGATAAAGTTTTTGAAAGTGATAGAGTATTTATTCATGCTCACTTTGGTGCAAATGATATTGAAGAAATATTTGCTAAACTTCGTTACCTTATAGTTGGTTGTGATTGTAAGTGGGTTGTTGTAGACCATTTACATATGCTTGTTAGTTCAATGCTTGATGGTGATGAACGTAAAGCAATTGATAGTATCATGCATAGATTACGTAGCATGGTAGAAGAAACAGGTGCAGGGATTATCCTTGTCTCTCACCTTAGAAGAATTGATGGAAATAAAGGACATGAGAATGGCATTACTGTGAGCTTATCACACTTACGTGGTTCAAACAGTATAGCTCAGTTGTCTGATTGTGTGATAGCCCTCGAAAGAAATCAACAATCAGATGATGATTTAGAATCTAGAACAACTAGATTACGTGTATTAAAGTCTAGATATACAGGGGATGTTGGTAACGCTACATCTTTAGTGTATGATAAAGATACAGGACGACTAACCGAGTATGAAGACTCGGAATTATTACACGACAGTGATGTCATTCCATTTTAGGAGACAATATGGAATTAGTATTTGACATAGAGGCTGACGGATTATTTTTTGATGCCAATAATATATGGTGTATTGTAGCCATTGATGAAAATAATACAATGTATTCTTTTGAGCCTAATAAAATAAAAGAAGGTATTGAATTATTACAATCAGCCGATAAACTTATTGGTCATAATATTATTGGGTATGATATTCCTGTAATTAAAAAATTATATGATGTAAATTTATATCAAGACAAAGAAATAATAGATACTCTTTTACTTTCACGATTAAGTAATCCTGTTAGAGAGGGAGGACACAGTATTGAAAAATGGGCTTATAGATTGGGTGGTGTTCAAAAACAACAACACGAAGACTGGACAAAATTTACGCCTGAAATGTTAAGGCGTTGTCAAAAAGATACGCAAATAAATAAAACATTATTTAATTATTTAAAAAAAGAATGTATTGGATTTTCAAAAGAATCAATTATTCTTGAGCATAAAACTGCAAAAATTTTACAACAACAAACAGAAAATGGTTTTTTCTTTGATGAAAAACAAGCAATGTCTTTATTAAGTACTATTAATAAAAGAAAAACTGAGGTGGAAAATGAAGTACAGTCTACATTTAAACCTTTAGAAACGACACAGATTATCACACCTTTAAAAAATAAAGATGGAAGTATTTCTAAAATGGGTAAGCTCGAAGGAAGTAAATCAAAAGTAAGACTTACATATGAAGAGTATAATTTTCTTTTTATTGGTGCAAAAAATGTTGAAAGAAAAATTTTAGAAGAATTTAATTTAGGAAGTAGGAAACAAATAGGAGAAAGACTTAAAGCTGTGGGTTGGAAACCTACTAAGTTTACTCCTACAGGACAACCTATTGTTGATGAATCTACTTTAAATAAAGTAAAACATATTAAAGAAGCAAGTTTAATTGCTGAGTTTTTACTCTTGCAAAAAAGAGCTGCACAAGTTTCATCATGGATTGATGCATTAAACAAAGATAGAGTACATGGTTCTGTTATTTGTACTGGTACTATTACAGGTCGAATGGCACATAGAAGTCCAAACATGGCTCAAGTTCCTGCTGTGTATAGTCCTTATGGAAAAGAATGTAGAGCATGTTGGACTGTTCCTGAAGGACATAAGCTTGTAGGTGTAGATGCAAGTGGTTTAGAATTAAGAATGTTAGCACACTACATGGCTGACGAGGAGTATATAAATGAAATTATTAATGGAGACATTCACACAGCTAACCAAACGTTTGCTGGACTTAAATCAAGAGATGAGGCAAAAACTTTCATCTATGCCCTCATATACGGAGCAGGAGATGAAAAGATTGGAAGCATCATTAAAGGAAGCAGAGCAGACGGTAAGAAGTTGCGAGAACGCTTTCTTAGTAGTTTACCAGCACTTGCAACTCTTAAGAACAGAGTTGACTTCGCATCCGAAAAGAACTTCCTCAAAGGATTAGATGGTAGAAAAATACTTGTTCGTCATAAACATGCAGCATTAAATACTTTACTTCAAGGAGCAGGAGCTATACTTATGAAAAAAGCTTTATGTATTTTAGCTGATAGATTACAGCTTAGTGGAACACCACATAAATTTGTAGCTAACATACATGACGAATGGCAAATAGAAGTTTTAGAATGTAGAGCTAACAAAGTAGGACAGTTGGCTGTAGACTCTATTATAAAAGCAGGAGAACATTTTAATCTTCGCTGTCCCATGGATGGTGAATACAAGATAGGAGACAATTGGAGTGAAACCCACTAAAAAAGATAGAAAAAAGTTTGACATTGACCTAGAATATGGTACAATACGTGAAGAAAAAATAGCAGAAATGCTAACAAATAAAAAGATTGAAGTTAAATCTGAGAAAGATTTATGGCAGAAATCCGGCAACATATGCATTGAATATGAATCATGGGGTAAGCCTTCAGGAATCAGAGCCACAGAATCTGATTACTGGTTTCATAATCTTTGTGTGGGAGACAATGAATTTTGTACTCTTGTTTTTAAAACAGATGTTCTTAGAACTATCGTAGATAAACTTGATACATTTAAAACTGTTAGTGGTGGTGACCACAAAGCAAGTAGAATGTTTCTTGTAAATTTACAAAAACTATTTTCATCAGATGTAATTAAAGCCTTTAAGGAGGCAGACAATGAAAAAGAAATTAAATAATTTAGTAGACGATATTTATAAAGTATTAGATTCTCTTACCGAGGGAAACGAATTAAATATTTCAGAAGAAATGTTTGAAGAGTTTGGTAAAGATATGACTGATGCATTACGACATTGGGCTACACCACAAAACGTAGAAGGCAAACCAGTTTTGCGTATGTCTAATGTTGGTAGACCAGAGCGTAGGCTTTGGTTTGACACGCACACTCAAGCTGAAAGCACAGAAAAATTACACCCAAGTACTCAAATTAAATTTTTGTATGGGCATTTACTGGAAGTATTACTTTTATTTTTTGTTAAACTTTCAGGTCATAAACTTACATCCCAACAAAAAGAAATAACTGTTAATGGCATCAAAGGACATATGGATTGCATGATAGATGGCGAAGTTGTTGATGTTAAAACTGCATCAGGATATTCTTTTAAGAAATTTAAAGAAGGAACACTAGCAGAAGACGATTCTTTTGGATATCTTTCACAGTTAGCAGGGTACGAAGCTGCAGAAAAAACTAATGAGGGTGGCTTTCTTGTTATGAATAAAGAAACAGGTGAATTAACAATGTTTATCCCTGACGATATGGACAAACCAAATATTAAAGCTAAAATTAAAAACGTAAAAAATATTATTGCTTCAGATACACCTCCTGATTTTTGTTATGCACCAATCCCTGAGGGTAAAGCAGGTAATATGAAAGTCGCAAGAGGTTGTTCATGGTGTCCTCATAAATTTGAATGCCATAAAGATGCTAATGATGGTAAGGGTTTGCGTGTTTTTAATTATGCAAAAGGACCAGTATACTTTACTAAAATTGTTAGTGAACCAAATGTAGAAGAGGTTATTTATGAATAGAAAATTATCAAAAAAAGTAAAACAAAAGTCTATTTTGTTTGTTGTTGAATGGTTAAAATCTATGCTTATAGATAAAGAAAAAAATAAAGTTTCAGAAAAAAACTACAAAAAATATTTACCTGAAGAAACTCATATTTTTGCAAATAAAACTTTATTTGTTTCTTCTTATACCCCAAGATGGTTTGCTAAAAAAATTAAAAAGCTTTTAAAATATAAATCTATTGACAAAATTCAGTATGAAGATATAATATAATGGTTGGATTTAGAAAACCAAGGAAGATACGCCCAAAAGAAAAGGATGTCCCTAAAGGATATGACTCTAAATGGGAACATACACTTCATTCTACACTGTTACAAAAGTGGAATCATCATTCAAACAAAGTGCCCTATGTTGTTGAACATAATTATGAGCCTGACTTTGTTAAAGTTATAAATAATAAAGAATATTTGTTAGAAGCCAAAGGTAGATTTTGGGACTATCAAGAATACAATAAATACGTTTGGATACGAAAAGCATTAAAACCAACACAAGAATTAGTATTTTTGTTTTTAAGTCCTTACGCACCAATGCCTCAAGCAAAAAGACGAAAGGATGGAACAAAACGTACCCATGCTGAATGGGCTGAAAAAAATAATTTTAAATGGTATAGTGAAAATAACTTACCCAAGGAGTGGATAACAGATGAGTTATAAATTTAATGAAGATAAAACATTACAAGAGCTTAAAAAATATATTGATGGTACGTATAGTGAACATTATGCATCCGATAAATATCAGGCTACCGATGTTATTATTGATTCGGGACACGGTGAAGGTTTTGCTATGGGTAATATTATGAAGTACGCTAAAAGATATGGAAATAAAGATGGAAAAAATCGAAAAGACTTGCTTAAAATATTACACTATGGTATAATTATGATAGACATACACGACAAGGAGAACACGTAATGGTCGAAGACAAAGTGGGTATCAAGGAATATCTTGGTATAAAAATTAATTATAGTAATGAAAAACTATTAGATAAGTTTAGCCTTGATACTCTTAAGGATAGATACTTATGGGAGAATGAAACACATGCACAAGAAGCATTCGCAAGAGCATCCGTCTTCGGAGCAACATACAAAGGTAACACAGATTTTGAATTGGCTCAAAGGCTTTATCACTACAGTTCCAATTGTTGGTTCATGTTTAGCACTCCTATACTTAGCAACGGGGGAACAAGTCGTGGGCTTCCTATTAGCTGTTTCCTCAATTATGTACCTGACAGTCGGGACGGTTTATCTTCTCACTATGACGAAAATATATGGTTGGCGAGTTCAGGCGGAGGTATTGGTGGATATTGGGGAGATATTAGGAGTAATGGTATTTCTACTACTCATGGCAGTCGTTCTACTGGTTCAATTCCTTTCATCCATGTAGTTGATTCACAGATGTTAGCCTTTAATCAAGGCACTACAAGACGTGGTTCTTATGCTGCATACATGGACATATCTCATCCAGAGATTGAAGAGTTCATCAACATGCGTAAAGAATCTGGTGGAGATATTAATCGTAAGAATCTTAATCTTCACAACGGTATCAACATTACCAATGAGTTTTTAAAAGCTGTTGAAGAAGATGCAGACTTTAGATTGATTGACCCTAAGACTAACGAGCCTACTAAGATTGTAAATGCTCGAGACTTATGGTGGCAAATCATTAATGCTAGAGCCGAGACAGGTGAGCCTTATATGATTAACATTGATAGA